ATGAACGTACCGTTTGATCAAATGCTGAATCAGCTTTGGGATGATGAGACGCAGCAGATCTGGGCTGCAATCATTGCATTCCATTTTGGAAGCCGCGCATTTGCAAAATGAAACTCTTGAGATGCTCAAGCATCACGAGGGCGTAAGACTGAAACCTTACCGCTGCCCTGCGAGATTGTGGACAATCGGCGTAGGCCACGTTATTGACCCATCACACATAAGGGTGAAGTATGAAGAGAGACTCTCTTTACCGATCCCGAGCGGATGGGATCGAACGCTCACGATGGCAGAAGTCGATGAGATTCTTGCGGCTGATCTACAGAAATTTGAGGCTGGCGTACGCAGACTATGTCCTTTTGCTCTTACTCCTAATCGGCTTGATGCACTCACCAGCTTTGGGTTTAATGTTGGACTAGGTAATTTACAAAGATCGACGATCCGAATGCGGCATAACCGGGGCGATTACGCTGGAGCCGCGCAAGCCTTCATGATGTGGACAAAGGCTGCTGGCAAAGAGTTACCTGGATTGGTAAAACGTAGGCGAGACGAGTCTATACTTTATGCAGCCGGATAAGAGCGTCTTTCACCATCTGACCGACGCTCTCACCGTGATGTTTTGCTATCTGCTCAATCAGCGGAAGCCGTCGAGTCTTAGGCTTCGATAAAAGCCAGTGAGCCCAATCCTCGACGACCAGCGGCATAACCTTTTCGTAAGCTGCCGCAATTTCCTGTCGATCACTGCTCTTCACTTCCTTGATGATCGAAAGCCAATTCTCCGAGACTCCACGCTCGAAATGCTTTATGTTTTTCGATGGTGTCTTCGCACTCGGTGGAGGGCGGCTTCCAGCCGTACTGTCGCCAGATTTCCTCGACTGGCTTGAACGTCCTGGGGGTTCTTTGCTCTGCAATCAACTCTCTCCAGCTCATCCTAATTTCCTTTGCATTGTGTCAACTTCCGTTAAAAAAGTCATTACATCTTGTTCTAAATCTTTAATGTCTTTGGGGTCTGGTTGAAACTTAACCACAAACAACTGAAGATGCTCAGGCAACCGTGGGTCAAACGATACAAAATCGACCCACTTCCTACCCGTACAAGAAAGCTGAGCAAGCATCTGATGTTTGTGCTCGGAAGGAACGGTGCCCTTCATCAACCAATTTAGATGCGTGGATGTCTTGGGACACTTGATTTCTAAAAGACCTTCCTCAGCGACCAGACCATCAGGAGACGCTGCAAACGAATCAATCGTAGGATGATTGACGATGGCGACCTGCTCCACCCATATACCCGTTTTAATCTCGTATGCAGCCCTTGCAAGCGGTTCATTCTGTGTTCCCCACTCCATGTAAGCGTTAGAAAAAGACTCGGTTGGAGAGCCTGTAAGACGCTCTGTAATGATGTCGGCTAGGTAATTAGCACGAGCTGCGGTTCCGGTCTTAGCGCGGGCATCCGATACCCTGGATGCCGTGACCTTACCGAGACGGGCAAGTTTCCATTCCTCGGTGCCCTGCTCCATTAGAACGGAACCTCTTCGTCGTTGTCGGCCTTACCTTTGCCGCTCAACATCTGCATTTGATCGGCAACGATCTCGGTAGTGTATTTATCGTTACCGTTTTTGTCTGTCCATTTTCGGGTTTCTATACGACCCTCGACATAAACCTGGGAGCCTTTCTTAACGTACTTGTCGACGATCTCGCCTAGCTTGCCCCAAAACACCACTCGATGCCATTCGGTCTTTTCCTGGCGGCTACCGTTTTGTTGCTTCCAGGAGTGTTTGGTCGCCAGCGTCAAAGTACAAACAGCGACTCCAGCGTCCGTGTATTTGGTCTCTGGATCTTTTCCTGCGTTACCAATGATGATCGCTTTATTCACTGAACCCATAACTTTCCTCTTTCAAATAAAAACCCGATTGTTTTGCGATGCGCTTCTTCCCACATCGCTTCTTTCTCTTGCTTATTCATGCGATGCCCTTGGTCTATAGCCATGTGACATCTGTAGCACAAGGCAGCTATCCTGTAATCATGAGCCTTTATCCCTTTTCCTTTCCCGTCCCTAAGTTGGTTGCTGTGCGCGGCTACAACGGTTCCATCTTCCGCGCCGCACAAAACACACTCAAACTCACGAACGGTTTCCAATAATTTTTGATTTCTATACAATTCTCATCTCCGCTCTGTTAGACGCTTCCTGAGACCTCCAGACCTCGATGTGAGCCTGTGCTGAGATCATCTTCCATCTTAGAGCTTCTTCTTGCTCTACGGCCTTTTTAAGCTCTTTCAGAAGCTCTTGGTAATCCTCATGAGCGTAAGCGTCACGCTCCTGAGCTGCAACCGATCCTTCCATGTCTTGCATCAGCAGGGCTTTTTTCACCTTGCGAAATTCTTCAAGATAAACGCGCTCTGCTTTTGCCTTGGCGATCAGCTCAGAGTGCTTGTAGATGAATTCAACTGCTTTGTTAGGACTCATTTTTGTTTTTATTTCGTATGTTTCTCCAAACCTTACTTTCTCTTGCGTCAAGCATGAAATCGGCAACTTCATAAGCCTTTAGCGTAGCAATTATTTCGTGATCGTTTGGATCTTCATCGACATTATTTTCGATACTGCCATTTATAATCATGTCATAAACAATTTTGTATGTCGTTGGCAAAATCTGTGCTGCAAAATAATCGCGCAAAGTCATTCCAGCAACAGGAAAACCTAAATTTTGTTTGTCTTTCATTTGATTCCCAATGCTGTTTTACGTTGATCCTTAGCCGCCACAATGGCTTTCTGTAATTCAGGATGTCCCTTGTATTCGGTGTGTAACGACTCATAAACTTCCCTCAGCGTTTCTTTTGTCGCTCCAGCAATCTGCATAAGTTTGTCGGTAAATTCAGGCGTATGCGCTTTCACTTCGTGCGTGGTTGCGTCAGCGTCGTTATCGCCTTCTGTGGGTATGCAGAACGCTTGGAAAGCTGCGTACTTATAAGCTGCCGACATAGCTTTATTCGTTGCTTTGTCGCCGCTGTCCATCGCTTCACCAAAAGTCTTAACCGTGTGTTTGGTTCCGTCATGGGATGAGACAAAATCGAACTCAACTTCGACCACGACATAAAACAGCGACGATCCGCTTTTGCCCATGCGTTCACTAACTTCACGGCTAATAACGCGAGGCAGGATTACTAGACCGTGTTTGCTGATAATCGGAGCAAGTGCGTTGTAGACATCATCTATTCCGCGAAACCCGTATCCTTGTTGTGTATTTCTGCGGTCTTTAGCAATACCTTGCTGGCACAGGTCAGCAGATACTTTTGCGATTAAGTTGTAAACGTTCATAGTTACCTCACGAACAGGAACAGCAGGAACCCGTAAAACATCCCTAACGCTACGAAAGCCATCCATTCAATTTTCCTCATATCAGTTTCTTTCATAAAAAAAGTTTTGCTGCGGCTTGTTGTTCGCACTTTGGTAATCTCAAAATCCAGTATTTAATTGGCGCTTTTTTTGGCAATGGGCGCTTTACTGTACTTTGCATTTCACGTTCTAAACTATGGATGTTTAGCGAGTTAAGGTAAAACAAATGCACATTTGATCGCGGATCAAGTTTGGAAGGGTCAACGCCGCACAGTAATTTAATCGCGTTATTTTTACTCCAAAATTTGCAAGATCTCCATTGATCTACATCGACTGACAATTCTTGTTTTAATTGCTCAGGCGTTCTGATGTTGTAAGGCTTGAGCGGGTCAATAAGTTCTGTATCCATTGTTTCTCCGTTTTTTGTTACGAAAACCAACTATAGAACAGGTATCTTGCAGTTATGCACACGAGCAGACGAAAGGCGACAACCAGCAGATGAGCGGCAAATCACCAACCCAAAGATCACTGGAAAAGCTCAGATCTGAAGGTTATCTTTGTCAGATTGTCGAGCGCTGGAACCCTCACGCAAGGATCAGGCAGGACTTGTTCGGGATAGGCGACATACTGGCTATCAGAGCCGGTGAGACGCTACTAGTGCAAACCACGAGTCGAGGGAACGTTGCTGCAAGGGTGACCAAGATACAAGAGTCGGAGCATCTGTCTACGATCCTGTCAGCAGGGTGGAAAATCACCGTTCACGGTTGGGGAAAGCTAAAAGCAGGATGGACTTGCAAGATTGTGGATTTCTGAATACGATTGTTGAGTAGTACGCAAAGGCTAGGGTAGCTCCCGAAAAGCGGATTTGTCACCCGCCTGCCCTTTGCACCTTCAGTGACAACGACCTTTGACTAGAGGTGATTATGGCGAAATCGTATCGCAGCCAATATCTCGATCCGAGATGGCAAAAAAAACGTCTTGAAGTTTTCCAGGCTAATGATTTTTTATGCAGCGTTTGTCACAGTGGCGAGCGGACCTTGCATGTTCATCATAAGCAATACATAGCTAACCGCGACGTATGGGATTACGAAAATGACCAGTTAGCTTGTCTGTGCGAGATTTGTCATAAAGTTATGCACGAAAGCACTGACTTATTAAATGAAATTATTTCAAGGCTTCCTGACGAGCCTGCATTCAGAGATGAAACGGCTTTTTTGATTGCTGGTTTTCAGTCAATAAAAGTTTCCTTGCCTGAAGACAACCCAAACGCAAAACTTGTTTATGAGATAGGCCAAAGCGCAAGACAATTTTTTCATGCGACTTGGAATTTTTATATGAACAAAGAAGAAAGGAAAGCCAAATGAAAAGGCCATCCTTTCAGTTCTATCCAGCAGATTGGCTTCGAGATACTGGCCTCAGATCTTGCTCTACTGGAGCCCGAGGGCTTTGGATTGACATGATCTGCTTTATGCACGAAGGTAATCCTTATGGTCACCTTAAGGTTGGCGACAAGGTTATCCTTCCAGAAAACCTTTCCCGTATGGTCGGCGAGACATTAGAGGTTGTTAACGTCTGGCTCAATGAATTGAAGGTTGCTGGCGTGTACGACGTTGCGGAAGATGGTTGTATATGTTCGCGACGCATGATTAGAGATGAAAATTTTAGAGAAATCAGGGCTTTAGGTGGAAAGAAGGGTGGTAATCCAGCCCTTATTTCTAAGACTAAGGTTAACCTTGAGGATAACCACGAGGTTATTAAAGAGGTTAAACAAAAACCAACCCCTTCATCTTCTTCTTCATCTTCATCTTCTAATAAGATTAAAAACATTATTGTTGAGAAGCCAGAGGGTGTCTCCGATGTTCTTTGGATGTCTTACAAAGAACTGCGAAAGCAAAAAAGAGCTCCGCTTACAGCCGCAGCATTTGAAGGCCTTAAAAGAGAAGCTAAGTCAGCCGGCATGACTATCGCAGAAGTCTTTCAGATTTCATGCGAAAGAGGATGGGCTGGATTTAAGGCCGAGTGGATAACTGACGACATAAGAAAAGACAATCACTACAAGAATGCTATTGATGTCATCTTTGGCAATAAGCGAGAGATCGACATTACGCC